CTTCTCTAAAGCCGTTGCTCGGTGGGAGTTCACAGACAGATGCGTCGGTTTCTGTACCGGAAGGACATTATGCCGCAGAGAACATGAAACTTACGGTTGTTCCAAACCGAAACATGCTAATGTTATCTGTCGCAGCAGCTTGGGCCATATCTGAAAAGGCAGACACTATTGCATACGCAGCACACTCTGGCGATCATGCAATTTATCCAGACTGTCGAGAAGAGTTCGTTGATGCTTTAAACAAAGCTCTTGGGTTGGCGGACTGGCATACCGTTCAGATTGAGCGCCCCTTCATTAATATGTCAAAGACGGATATTGTAAAGCTCGGCAGTAAGCTGAATGTTTCATTCGAGGAAACCTGGAGCTGCTATAAAGGAGGAGAAAAAGCGTGCGGCGTCTGTGGAACTTGTTACGAGAGACGTGAAAGCTTTGTCGAAGCAGGGGTAACTGACCCAACCTCTTACCTTGATTCTACGACAAAATTTTCAGTACCCGCTTAAAGAGGTTTAACATGAAAGCTACAATCGCAAAAAGTTATTCGCGTAAGTTAAGCGCCGGAGCTCCTCACTTCACTTCTGAAGAATTCTCCACACGACTAGAGCGCGAGATTGAGTATACTACTAAAGAAGAATTTATCGCTGAAACAGATAAGTTAGCATTACAAGTGAAGTCTCTGACTCTCCGAGACCTTGAAAAGTACTCAGAAGTGCTTAAGCTCGCACGGCCAGGAGAGCCCATCATGGCGGAGGATAAAGAATAATGATTCCCTACGAAAAATATTCCGAGCTCCGGAAAGAACTCTCCACTATTAAGATAGAACTAGATAGTGACCCAACTGCTACAGGTATAGGCCAACTTAACGCCAAGATCGCAGAAGTCCATGCGCTAAAAGACAGAGTAGCCTCTATAATGGCAGAAGCTATTGCTAATGTGTCTGAGAGAAGTCGCTCTCACCAAGAAGCGAAAATGCTATATGAAGCAAAGTTCGACGCCATTCTTAATAGTGATAGAACTGTAACAGAACTTAAGTCTGAGGGGCTTAGAAGAGCTGCTTGCAACGCAAAACTCCCTGAAGAGTACGCACGCGTTAACGCTACCGAAATTGATCTCAATGATGCTGAGAGTTTTCAGAAGCTTGTCCAAGCTAAATACAATCTATTGGATAGTGCTAATACTAATATCTCCAGACAGATCTCTGTTATCCAGCTCCAGGTAGACATCGGGGATATTAATAGAGCTGCTGCTAGCCCGTTCAGAGAGCGCACCCTAGGAGTTCGTCGAACACCTGTAGACGAAACAGCATAATGCCTCGTATCGGATTAAGAGCTCTAGGGGTCAATCTTGACCCTATCAAAGACCTGACTATTAAAGAGATCTACGGCACAGGTATCGTTTCGGTACCTGAATGTAACAAGCGATTTTGGAAGCTTATTAAGCAAAAGAATTTGAAAGTTAAACTTCAAGTTAGCGGTGGAAAAAAGTCGCCGAATGTGTAAGATTAATTACAGATTATAAAATCTAGGAGGTAGTACACGTGGGATTTAAAATTCAGAAGACTAAAGGCGTAGAGGACGGAGAGTACAATGCAGTGCTCTCTGATATTCAGCCAGCGAAAGGAAGCTTTGGGCCCTGCCTCAAGTTCTTCTTCCGGATTACAGGTGGCAACTTTGACGGCACAGAAGTATCTATGATTCGCCCCGCAAAGTTAGTCCCAGGTAATAAGTTAGACAAGACGCTACAAAGCTTGGGAATTGATACATCTTCAGTTGAAGATGAACTTGACGTAGACGTTCTTAAGAATAAGAATGTACAGGTCACGGTAGAGCAGAAGACTAGCGAGCGCGGTAAGGTATTCGCAAACGTTACCGAAGTACGCTTGAGCAAGGCGCCTGCTTCTTCAAAGAAGACACCCACGCCGACCGCTGCTTCTCCGCGTGCAGAAGTAGCTGTAGATGACGTACCCTTCTAAAGCTTCCAAAAGAGACGAGCGGCTGTGATAGCCGCTCGTCTCATACTGATTTTATGGAGACAACTGTGGCGATTGAACGACAATCATTAAAACAAGCATTAGCTAGTATTGAAAAAGATCTAGGTACGTCGGTACGTATGCTGGGCGAAATGGACGCAATTACTGTGGATGCAATCCGTTCCGGTTCATTTTTATTAGACGCAGCCATTGGAGTAGGAGGATACCCCCGCGGGAGAATCATTGAAATTTTTGGTGCCCCTTCAGGTGGCAAGACCACAATGAGCCTCCTAGCAATCGCACAAGCGCAGAAAGCGGGCGGGCGCGCTGCCTTTATTGACGTGGAGCATGCGTTTAGTGTGGAGTATGCTCAGTCTATGGGCATTGATACCGACTCGCTATATTTCGTTCAGCCAGATTTTGGTGAGCAAGCCTTAGAGATTCTAGAACGTCTTACCGCCACGAACGAGTACGATATTATTGTATTAGATTCAACTGCGGCACTTCTTCCAAAAGCAGAAATGGAAGAAGAAGTGGGTAAACAGTTCATGGCGCTTCAAGCCAGAATGATGAGCCAAGCGTTAAGAAAATTAACTCCTATAGTAGGAAAGACTAAAACAGTTGTGATATTTATCAACCAGACGCGCCAGAATGTAGGGGTTATGTATGGAAATCCTACGACAACTCCTGGCGGAGAGGCTCTTAAATTCTATAGTTCCGTACGTCTCAACGTCAGAAGAACCGGCGGATCTGACATTAAAGATGGCAAGGATGTTTTAGGTCACCGTATTAATATAACTTGTGTCAAGAATAAAGTGGCCGCTCCTCTCAAATCAGCAGAATTAACCTTTGTATATGGAAAAGGAATTGATACAGTTCTTGACATGCTAGAGTATGCGACAGATAAGGGTATTTTAACAGTAACAGGGCACACTTATTCCTTAGGAGCTAATAAATGGGTTGGCCGCGATAACGCAATCAAAGCAATTCAAGAAGATCCTACGCTAACTAAACAGGTAGAAGATTTACTGCTAGCATCCACAAAGGCGTAAGATACAGCCTCTACCTCCACTGCATCACGACTTAATCCATCGTGATGCAGTTTTTATCAACGGATTAGGAAAATAATTATGTCAACATCTAATGTAAGTGCGAGAAATACACCTGCAACAAATCAGATTCTTACAGCAAACTATGATGGTTCGTGGCAATGGAGCGAGAATCCTGTCTCCAATTCTATTACGACAAACTACCTCTCGGCAGGAAACGTAATGGTAAGCAATACATTAAGCACTCCACAGTTAAGCGCCAATACTGTTACTGGGCAAGGCAGCATTAGTATCAATGCAGGCTCTACCTACGGTTCTTATTTCGGCCACCCGTATGGATGTTACTGCTCCACCTGTTTTCCGTCCACCGGTGGAGTAGGCAATGCATATACAACAGGAGTTTCTATCATTGCAGAACCTCCTCCTCAAGACGAGATTAAAAGTAAACCCAAGGGTGATGAAGACGCCCACAGCCACACTATAGAATGTCGCTTAAGAGTTGAAACTACAAAGGTCATCTCTGAATATTTTTGTCAGCATTGTAATGAAATACTTTATAGCAAGGTGGTTTCGAAGCTGCCCAAGAGTATTCTAAATAAGAAGTGTTTACCTCGAATCTGCAAGAGTGTATAATATATCAGAGCCAGCAAATTCGCAATATTCTTGTTTTCAACACATGGAAGGGGATTTAAATGTCAGAGCAGACCGCTGAAGTAACCACACCAGTGATTGCAGAAACTACTAAAACTGTGGTTAATACCGCAGAAAGAGAAATTCTAGTTTCGGAAATCTACAGATGTTCACAAGGAGAAGGACCCCTAGTAGGCACTCCCTCTATCTTAATCAGGACGTCTACTTGCAACCTCCGCTGTCGCTGGACGGATCCTAAAACAGGATCTCGCAATATTTGCGACACGCCTTTCACTAGCTGGAATCCTGATTTAAATAATCCGATGACGACTCAGCAGATATATGATAAAACGATACAGCTGGCTTCTAAAAATGACGACGGAACCGATAGAAAAGCAGTTATCACCCACGCAATTATCAGCGGCGGCGAGCCTACTCTATGGGGCACGAATCTATCAGATTTATCATTAGCGCTGTTAGTAACAGGGTTCCACATTACCGTCGAGACTAATGGTACAAAATATGTTGAAATTAATTCTAAGCAGAAGAGAAAGGGGCAAGAACCTCTTGATCTTACAGGGAATATTTTATTCTCAATATCTCCGAAGCTTAAGTCATCAACACCGTTTGGATCGCCATTTGAGAAAGAACACTCAAAGCTTCGGGTGAATTACGTAGTACTGGACGCTCTTTTGAAGAGATACCCCTCTTATCTTAAGTTCGTTGTAACAGGCCCTGAAGATCTTTCGGAAATTAAAGAGATCCAGAAAGAGTTAAAGTTACCACCACACCGCATCTACCTGATGCCAGAGGGTATTACTCGAGATGAGATTTTAGCTCATGGACCTGCTGTCAACGACATATGCATGGAAAATGGGTACCGCTACTCTCCCAGAGAGCACGTCATTCTTTATAATAATCAGCGGAAGACTTAATGACCCAGCAGCTCCTATGCTGCTTAGTTACTCCTTATTATACTTGTAGGTATTGTAAGTATAAATTCTGCTTCGAATGCTACTTTTCTTACCTTAGAGGAAATGACCTTCGAGAGAATATAATGGAAGATGCAACACTATGCCCTAGCTGTGGGAAATTAGGATGATTTATCTCAAGGAACTTAAAGTAGCTGATTTTCAAACGCACAGCAGTACCTCAATTGAATTTTCTCCTTATTTTAACGTCATAGTAGGATCTACCCGCTCCGGCAAAAGCAGCATCGTAAGGGCTCTCGACTTCCTCCTGTATAATAATTGGTATGAAGATTATCAGCGATTTGATTCCAAATATACGGAGATTACTGCAAAACTTTCCTCTGGCAAGATAATTATTCGCCAGAAGAGTTTAAAAGTCAATAAAATTCTGCTCACTGACGGAAAAGAAACACAGCGCTTTGAAGCATTCGGAACAACTCTTCCACCCGAAATCACCTCTGCCCTAGGCGTAATGCCCATCGATATCGGGGTCAAAGATCCCCTATTCGCGAATATCGCAAACCAAGACGATCCCCTTTTCTTACTGTACACATCTGGTACTGACAGAACAAGGGTGCTAAGCAAGTTGTCAGGATTACACTGGATAGACTACGCTCTTCGCGATCTGTCAAAGGACAGAAGGACTAAATCCTCAGAGGTGCAATTTTTACAGGAAAATAATATTCAGTTGCTAGATAAGCTTAAAGCGTTTAAAAATATCAAGGATCTCAGAGAGACCGTCGCTTATGAACAAGAGCGCCTATCGAAATTAAAGAAAGTGGCTGGTTTGCAACAGAAAGGGAATACATTAGTAGCCAGAGCACTACAGTGGAAGAAAGATTATCAAGAAGCGCAGAATCTTAAGGCCATTGACTTTCCCGCAGAAATTGCTCGATTGGAAAAGTTAATTTATTTGCAGCAAGAAGTACTGCAGCCTCTACAAGATCTCAATCGCAAAATAGTTGCAACCCAGCAGTCTATTGTAAATACTCAAATGTATATTAAAACGCTAGCTACAACAAGAGAAACACTTGAGGCACAAATAGATGAAGAAAAGATAAAGACCCCTATTTGTGATGTGTGTGGTCAGGAAATAAAATTAAAAGTCTAAAGGAATACATGAGTAAAAAACGCAGATACACCTCCGACGAAGATGACTCTTTTCCTCCGGTTACGTTTATTCTCAAAACTTTAACGGTACGCACCCCTAAGCAAAAAGCTTATCTAGAAACAGTTGCTAATTCCGAATTAACCTTTGCAGTTGGTCCAGCAGGAACAGGCAAGACCTATTTAGCAGTTTCCTGTGCCTTAAAAGCACTTCGGGACGGAACAGTTAATAGAATTGTAATCTCACGCCCTATTGTAGAAGCAGGGGAGAAGTTAGGATTTTTGCCTGGAGATCTGCAGGAGAAAGTCAATCCATACTTACGGCCAATCTTCGATTCGTTCATTGCTTTGATAGGACCTGATAAGTTCATGAGTTTGTGGGATAATGGCACAATCGAAATTGCCCCTCTCGCGTACATGCGAGGCAGAACTCTTGAAAATTCTTTTATTATTTTGGACGAAGCCCAAAACACAACCCAGGAGCAAATGAAGATGTTTTTAACACGTCTTGGTGCAGGATCAAAGAGCATTGTAACTGGCGACGTAACTCAGATTGATCTCCCCCAGAAGGGCTCTTCCGGTCTTACCCACGCTGTTAAAGTTTTAAAAGAAGTACCAGAGATTGGAGTTGTTCACTTCGGAGACGAAGACGTAGTAAGGCACCCGCTAGTAAAGAAGATCGTCGCCGCCTACACTGCTTCAGATAAATAAGGAGATTTTATGAGTAAAACTTCGAAAACCGCAACTATACCTAATCCATTACGTATAGGAAAGACGCTGGGCGCTTTTAGTGTAGATACAGATGGACCACAAATGCATGTGAATCTCAAAGCTATAGAAGAGAAAGCTGAGAGGATATCTAAAGTGCTAGGAGTTACCCTATCCCCCGAAGACGTGGCCCTATTTACTTTCTTGCACGAGATGGCCCACTACCGACAATGGAAAGAGGGTGCTGTGACGACAAAAGACTTTAGAGATATAAAATTTAAAGAAACGGAGCGCGCAAAGAATCTGGAAGTACAAGCGGATGCTGAAGCGGTAGAGTTCATTAAGAAAACCATCGGATTTGGTAAGCAGTGGTCTAAAAGAACTCTCCAAGCAATGGTCGGCGCAGAAAAAACTTTAACGTTAGAACAAGCACGCGATCTAGGTATCATATCGTAATGATTGAAAACGATTATGTGATCATTGTCAACGCAAAAGAGATAGCAGACATGATGACACAAATATCCACCACCTCTTTCGCTAACCCCTGGAAAGGAGAATTTCGTGAGCATTTCCTCCGAGCAGGAGTAATAGGGTACTACAAAGGGAAAGTGGTAATCCACAAGGAATAAATGTTCAAAGCTCTTGTCGTCGGAGACGCGCATTTTTGCGACTACACTCCTGTTAAAAGAATCGACAATTTTCTTGAGGCGCAGTTCCTCAAGCTAAGAAAAATTCGTGATATTGCTGAAAAGAAAGACGTAGACTTCGTATTCTTTCTCGGAGATGTGTTTGATAAGGCACGCCCGGAAATTTGGCTAGTCAATAAGGTAACCGACTACATCAAAGAATTTCCTTGTGTCGTTTACTCGATCGTCGGCAATCATGATCTCCAGGGCTGCAGAGATGGGGTACCCGGAACAGCTCTCGGCAATCTATTCACTTCTAACACCATTAAGAAATTAGAAGGAGACGCAGTACTGCTAGACATTCCTATCAGAGGGATAGGGCACACCAGAGAGCATTCCGCAGCCCTATATGGGACTGACTTTCCTACTATACTATTTAGTCATAATATGGTGACACCCCAAGTAGCGCCTTTCGAGCACGTATTTGTTGACGACGTGCTAAAGGTCTCTAAAAACAACTTTATATTTTGCGGCGACTTTCATCCGCCGTTTGAAAAATATAACCCTGTGACCAACACACATATTGTAAACCCGGGAGTGTTAACTCGCACAAGTATTGCGGAAAAAGATATTGATCCTTCTGTAATATATTTTGAAGCAACTCCTGAAGAATTGGTGGTATACCATGAAAAGATATCTTTAGGATGCCCTAAAGGCGAATTAATCTTTGATATTGCTCTTCACGATCAACTTAAATCTAGCGAGTTAAATCTTAAGCAGTTTATTGACAGCATAGCACAAACACAGTTTGAAAGTCAAGATATAGAAAAGTTAATTCAGGAAGTAGGAATCGCAAATAAAGTAGCACCAAATATCATTAAAGAAGCAGTTGATAGAATAAAAACGGCTAAAACATTAGCCTAGGAGACACGATGAACCTTGCAGTTGCTAATCTAAAAGCTAGAGTTATTACCGCGCTTAACAATAATGGACCACTCAAGTTCGGAAAGTTAGCGCGTACGCTACGCACCCGTGACGAAAAGAGGCTAGATAACGTCCTCCAAGAACTGCGACGCACTGGGCAGATTCATTTCGTAAAGCCAACGGTAGGGTGGGCACTTGGACGTGGCAATGTTTACTCTCCCATGCAGAGAGGTCGTTAAATTGGGATTTCCGAAGGGAGTAAAGCGTCATAGCGAAACTTGAATTTTGTAGGAATCTTGAGAGGACATATAAATGGTTAGAATTAGCAGAGAAATAGGACTTGATTACGGGCATACTCTTCCAAATCACTTTTCGTTTTGCAATCAACTTCATGGCCATCGCGCAAGGGTTATCGCAGTTGTAGAAGGAGAAGTAAATGCAACAGAAGGAAGTAGCAGCCAAGGGATGGTATTCGACTTCAAGATTCTTAAAGAATTAATGACAACGGAAATTCACGATGTACTAGATCATGGGTTTGCTGTGTGGTCCCGCGACGAAAAAGATCGAGATTTTGTTACCGCACGAAATAAGAAGTATATCATAACCCCTGAACCTCCGACAGCCGAGTATCTCGCTAAGTGGGCGTTTTATCAACTTGAAAAGAAACTCCCAAAAGAACTTACCTTAGTAGAGGTAAAGTGGTATGAGACTCCTGGCGCGGAAGCAACTTACAGTTCTAAATTGGTAAATGAATATCTGGCACAGCAATCAAAGAAATTATCCGAACCCGCTTACCCCCGCTAATGAAGATAAATCAATTAAGGGACCAACTTTCTGATCTCAAGAAGAAGGAGGCAGTTGCCCAGTCTCGTGAGCAGTTCCTTAACGAAGAGAAGCAGAAACTTCTTCAAGATATTGAAGCCTTATATAAAACAGTCAGAGAGCTGGGAGTAGTTCCCGTAGAGGAACTTACTCCCAGCAATTTAGCCAACGTAGTGTCTCGCTTGCAGAAGCATATCGAGGATGAACTGGCAAAAAGCAATCTCCCCAAGGAGCTGCTATAATGGCTAAGAAAAAGCTTAAGACAGGGTGCGACAACGTTTTTAATAAAGTTGTTTACTTTAATGGCAAGAAAATAGGTGGAGTGCAGTCTGTTGATATTGAATACGACATCACAAAAGCTACTACTCGCGTTAATATTTCAATGGTAGTAGCAAATAATAGTATTGTAATTAAGGAAGACGAAATTTCTTTCGATGAGGTAAATTACAATGGCCCAAAAAGATCCTCTTAAGATTATTAAAGAACATCGTAACAAGGGATATATAGTAGAAATATCGATGGATTCAGTACATAGTTCCTACTCAGTGAGTATGTTTACTCCGAAAGACGTCAAAAAATTTTCTATTCCCTTAAGCGCAATACCCATACAGCAGCTACATAATGCTGTAAGAGGATTATAAAAAGAGCGTTACATGAGATTAAGATCTTAATAGCTGATTATTCTCGAAGGTGAAGATGCTATCTCTAGAGCAGTTTGAAAAACATGTCGCTATCGCTGAAAGTAAGCTCCGCAATCTTGAGGGTCAGCAGGAGATTCTGAATAAGCAGTACAAAGAAAATCTACAGACCATTGCAGAAGCAGAAGACCTTGCAGATGTCTACCTAAAAACGTCCACACTGTTGCAGCTTGTTTCAGAAGAGACCCGCGAAAGAAGTATTGGTAAAATAGAGTCGATAGTCACTCAAGCTATCCAAGAGGTGTATGGAGATAAAGCGCTAAAGTTTAAAATTGTATTTGAGAATAAGAGAAGTGCTGTATCTGTAGAGTTCAAGCTTTGGGATGATAATCTTAAGCAGTTTTTAAATATTGTCAGATGCGAAGCCGGAGGAGTAAAAGCGATAGTATCTACCATTCTTCGGTTAGTATGCATAGATCTTCATCATCCTAAGATTGAAGGAGCCGTAGTGCTAGACGAGGTAGGAAGTCAGCTTTCCGCAGATCACCAAGAAAGATTTGGCTTATTTCTTCAACAATATTCTAAATTAACACAGAGACAAATTATTTTAGTCAGCCATCAAGAAGGGGTAATAAAGGGCGCTGATAAAATTATTAGATTAAAGAGAGTAGGGGAAAAAGTGATAACTACTTACGTTTAGTTTATGGCAAAGAAAAAGAAGAGAAAGATTCCCCTTCGAGTACAGCTGCGCCGCGCCCATAAGAAGGCGGACAAAGCGCTAAGTGATTATGTACGAAAAATATCCGTCAGCCTATACGGAAAATGCCCTCTCTGCGGAATCAATCCGATACAGTGCTGCTTTCATTTTGTGCGCAGACGCCGAAAGATTTTGCGCTGGTGCGACAAAAATGTCATAGGTGCATGCAACAAATGTAATTTTTTAGAATATCGCGACCCCGATTTGTCTCGCGCGTGGTACATCCGTAAATTTGGAGTAGAGCAGTACTTGTTTTTAGTTGATAAATCAAAAGAAGCTTACTCCCCCACATTGGAAGACTTACAAAAAATAATCGACGAATTTACGACCAAGCTAAAAGACTTATAACTTGTTGTAATATAAAATATGTCAAACAACAAGCTAGATATAAATTTTATAAAGAAGTTGCAGCGGGAAGTAGAACCGGATATAAAACCTGGAGAAACCGCTGTGGAGTATCTCAAGAGAACAGAGGCGAAGAGAGTGGCCGATTTGATTGCAGCCGAATCTCCCGGCACTCCGCCAGCTGCAGCACCTCCCTCACCCGCTGTCCAGGAAGTAGTTTTCTATGAAGGATATAAACTGCCAAGAGATTTTTTTACAATGGTGGGTATTATCCTGCTTAAGTCAGATGACCCTGCTGCTCAGCAACTCCTGCAGACGTTCGGCTTTGATATGAAAGATCTTAACGGTAAGCCGATTGTTTTCAAAAAACCTACCAAGAAGCCGCGCAAAAATCCCAAGAAGTAAAGGACGCCAGATGACTAAGAAAGCTACGCGTATGCCCATTATAGTTTCAAAAATCTGTCCGGAATGCTATGTTAAAGGAGATAGAGCGCATTGCCCCACTTGCAAAGGCTCCGGTTTGATTCATATGGAATTAATCCAGAGGAAGACCAATGATAGATAATGCAGGTTGCACGAAATGCGGTCTTTGCAAAGATCGGAAGAACATAGTAAACGGTACGGGCGATCCCTCTGCTAAAATTTTCATTATAGGAGAAGGTCCTGGCTTGAAAGAAGATGTATACGGCCAACCCTTCGTAGGTCCAGCAGGGCTCATCCTAAAGAAACTAATGCAGGCAGCTGGGTTAGACTATAGAAACGTATTCTTCTCCAACGTTGTGCGCTGTCTCCCCAAAGGAACTACGAAAGCAGTCAGAGAACCAGAGTACGAGGAAATAGAAGCGTGCGCCCCTTTCTTAGAGCAGGAAATAGCCGAAGTCAAGCCTACTATTATTGTACCCGCAGGCAACACCGCTTTAAGATATATCCTAGGGGCAAAGAACGTCAATATCACAAGCAAGCGCGGATTGGAAATTTGGTCTGATAAGTATAACTGCAAAATTATGCCAATTTTTCATCCGGCAGCTATTCTCCGTAATCCAAAGTATGAAGGGGTAACAGTGCAAGACCTCGCTCGCATTAATACCTCTTCTACGACAGTAGGAATATCCTCAATTGGCCTTGGCTCTTATCAAGTCGCCGACACTCCCGAGAAATTAAATGAGCTATTTAAACATCTTGAATCAGAACCTGAAATAGCGCTAGACCTGGAGACCACAGGGCTAGACTGGCAAAAGAGTCAAATCATCAGCATAGGATTTTCCTGGAAAGAGAGGACAGGATGGTGCTTGCCCCTTCTAAAATCCCAGATTCCTTCGTACGACGCAAACGGGGATCTAATAGAGCAGCCCATCGCTTGTTTTTGGGACGATGCGACCTTCCTAAAGATCAGGACGCGCCTACAGAAAGCATTAGCGCTCCCCTCAAAGAAAATTTTCCATAATGGAAAATTCGACCTAAAACACTTGATATACAACGGGTATCCTGTCGCCAATGTATGGTTCGATACAATGTTAGCACACCACTTACTTGACGAGAACGCCGAGAATCTTCACGGATTAAAAGATTGTGCGTGGGTGTACACTGACATGGGTGGATACGATAAAGAGGTATCTGACTTTTTCGCAGCCAACAAACTCATTAAGAAGCAATACATAATGCTTCCCTTTGCCACATTGGTAAAGTATAATGCCGCAGACGCCGACTGCACCTTCCGGCTATTTAAGAAGTTCGAGCCATTACTTGCCGCACAAAATCTAACCAGACTTTATAGGCAAGTAGTGAATCCTGCACAAGAGGTACTGCTACAGACAGAATTGGTAGGAGTACAGGTTGATACGGAGTATATTGAAAAATTGAGAGTAGACTACAGTCGCAAGAAAGAGGACTTGCAGGCGCAGCTATTCGCAAAGACGGGCGCATTTAATATCAATTCCGCTAAAGAACTTAGAGAGATTCTTTTTGAAAAGAACGGATTCAAGACAAAGCATACGACAAAGAAGGGAGCCTTGTCTACCGATAAGGCAACCCTTACCGAACTAGCAGAAACGTATTCTACGCACGCTGTCCCTAAGTTATTGCTGCAATATCGCGAAACTACGAAGATGCTAAGCACCTTTATTGAAGGATTGTCATCGTGGTTAGATGATGCAGGGCGCATACACTCCACTTATAAACTACACGGAACCGTAACCGGACGATTGTCGTCGGCAGAACCGAACCTACAGAACATTCCAAGAGACTCGACCATTCGCGGTATCTTTATTGCCAAGAAAGGGCACACCCTTATTGAGGCTGACTACGGGCAAGCAGAGTTTAGATTTTGGGCGCAGTATTCTCAAGATCCTCAAATGATCGCGGACATATCCTCCGGCAAAGATATTCACAAGATGACCGCATCATCTGCTTTCGGAGTACCTCTTGAGCAAGTCACAAAGAAACAACGACAGGACGCGAAAGCTATTGTATTCGGACTTATGTATGGAAGGAGCACATGGTCTGTCGCACAACAATTGGGCATCAGTGAAGATGAAGCCGAAAAGGTTGTACAGATCTTCTTTAATCGCTACCCCAAAGCAAAGAGATGGCTCAAGGATACGGTAAACTTCGCACGCACAAATGGATACGTAAAGAATCACTTCGGACGTCTGCGCAGGCTCCCTGGCATTAATAGTAACGATGAAATGGTTCGATCCGA